ATTGTATTGAAGATCTTGAGTTAGTCGATGTTGAAAGTGACCCCGTTTGAAACCTATCAACACTATTTGTCGTTGAAGAACCATTTTACAAATCCCAAATACGATTTCTTTAAGTATGGTGCGAAGACTCGTGCTAGTGTAACTTCTTTCAATAAAAGAAAGGACAAATACTGGTTCGAGAAAACATCCCGCAAGTATTCCGATAAAGAAGTTGTAGATTTTCTCGTATCAAATTTCGTATCCGCTGACAACCCACAAAACCTATGGATTGGAGAAATTATCAATTCTGGCGAAAGAACTTACGCCGACTGGATGAGGCGCCAACAGAGTTTGACATACTTGTTCAAAGAGCAAAGCAGCGAATTGTTATCGGAGAACGAGTTAGAGAGTTTGTTCAATTGTACCAAAGGACACCCGACGATTCTCAAAAAGTTTCTAAGCGGGCAGTTGTCGCTAGAAACCTTCACAATCTACGAAAAAATATTTGGTTTCTCAAAAAACTTTGATAAGAAGTTGACTGATCCGGTGTGGGAAACCGTCAGTTTGAAACTGAAAAAATATTCCCCATTCCTAAATATTGACGTGTTCAACTACAAAAAGATTTTGCGGTCTATCATCGATGAGTGAGTTTTTCAAATCTGATATTATTCAGGACGAACTGAAAGAGATTAATAAACTTCAAGAAGAAATTTACGGAAGTATCTTGACTTTTGGAGCAATGGACCGTGAGACCAAGTTGACACACATTGAAAAACTCCAAAGCTTGCTAGAAAAGCAGAGAGTGATGTATACTAGGTTATCCCTTTCGGACGACCCAATAGCGGTTGAGATGAAAGAGAATCTACGCAAGTCGGTGGCACTGATGGGTTTTCCACCAGAAACCGATATGCAAGTTTTATTCAATAGTATGAACCAGACCATTGAATCCCTCAAGCAATACCTTGACGCCTGAGGACAACGCTGTTATACTATCCGAGTAATCCCCCGAATCCAATTAATCCGAGGTAATCCAAATGTCTTTCGCAGACCTTAAAAAGCAATCGAAACTTGGCAACCTGACCGCAAAACTGGTCAAGGAAGTCGAAAAAATGAATACTAACGGTTCATCCTCTGGCGATGACCGTCTCTGGAAACTGGAATGTGATAAGAGCGGCAATGGTTATGCCGTTATCCGTTTCCTGCCTGCTCCGAATGGTGAGGACCTGCCGTTCGTGAAACTCTACAGTCACGCCTTCCAAGGTCCTGGTGGTTGGTATATTGAGAACTCTCTGACTACTCTGGGTCAGAAGGATCCTGTGTCTGAGCACAACACGATGCTCTGGAATAATGGCACCGATGCTGGCAAGGAGCAAGCACGTAAGCAAAAGCGTAAACTGACTTATGTTGCCAACATCTATGTTGTGAAGGATCCTGCCAATCCTGCCAACGAAGGTAAAGTCTTCCTGTTCAAGTTCGGTAAGAAGATCTTCGACAAACTCACTGCCGCAATGCAACCCGAGTTTGAGGACGAGGAAGCAATCGATCCGTTTGACTTCTGGCAAGGTGCCAACTTCAAACTGAAGGCAAAGAACGTTGCTGGTTATCGCAACTACGACTCTTCTGAGTTTGCTCGCCAGGAAGCACTTCTGGACGATGATGACGCAATGGAAGCAGTGTGGAAGAAGCAGTATTCCCTTGCTGAACTGGTTGCTGCTGATCAGTTCAAGTCCTATGATGATCTGAAGAAGCGCCTGGACTATGTTCTCGGCACTAAGGGTACTCCTCGTTACCAGGATCCCGAAGAGTTTGATGAGGAAGAGAACACCCGTGGTTCTTCCCGTGAACTCACCGAAGATCTCCGTGATCAACTGTCTTCTCCGAAACCCACTCGTACCATTTCCTCCTCCGATGAAGACGAGGATGATGATGCTCTCTCCTACTTCGCACGCCTTGCCGACGAGTGAAGTCAGACTACACAATAGACCGTGTAAGCAAATCCGAAGCCGCAGAGTTACTTCTGCGGTTTCATTATCTTAAGGACTTTTCGAAGTCCTTTAAGTCTGGATATAATTACGGTCTATATGAAACTAATGATTTTAGTCCACTGAATATTGGTGGGATTAAGGGAGTCTGTATCTTTACAGGTCTCCCTGTTCCCGAAGTCGCACAAGGAGCATTTGGTTTAAAGAGAGATGAACAAGAAGGACTGTTTGAACTTTCACGACTTTGTATACACCCTGACACACAACAAGGAGAATACAACATTACATCATGGTTTGTATCGAGATGTATCAGACAACTACGCAGAGAAACAAAAGTTCGGGCGATCATTAGTTATGCTGATAGCGACTTTCACGGCGGCACAATTTATCGTGCTTGTAACTTTCGCTATTGTGGGCTTACAGACGCAAAAAAAGATTTCTACTATTCTGACGGCACCAAGCATTCAAGAGGTAAAATAAAAGGTGCCGAGGGAGAATGGAAAGAACGCTCCCGCAAGCACCGTTATGTTATGATGTTTGATAAGAGTCTAGAACTCTTATGGCATAGTGATGTTTAGGTTTTCAGTCTTGATATTTCTTTCATCAATATACTGAGAAGAACGATCATAGATCATGATCTGCCTCATATCATTCAGGAACTGCTGTAGATATGATGGTTTGAGTAGATAGATGCTTCTCTTTTCATCGTTCTTACGAACTTCGTACTCATAGTTACTAATCCCAGTAACTGGATTTAAAGTTGTTAGTGGATTATTGGGATTTGGGATAGTGAAGTTACCATCAACAACTTTACCTGCTGGAAGAATTAAGCGACCACTGGAGTCTTTAACTTGTGTGGTTTCATAATGACGAGTTTCGTTCAGATCAGTATCATATTTCTCGTAGCAGTATCTGTACAGATCTCGATCTGATAATGGCCATTCATCTCGAACATTGATAATCCCAGCAGTTAGAAGGACAACCCAATCTAGTTGAGCATCACCATAAAACTCTTCGGCAACGAGTTCTGGTCTTGATCCTTCTGGGATTTCGTATTTGTTGAAGAGAGTAAAAACATTTTGAAGATCATCTCTTAGTTTGACTCTACGAAAGAGGTTCTTGACCTCAATGTAATTGAGAGATGAATTCTTATCAGAAAGATAAGAAGGATATAATAGATTTGGAAGTTCTCTAAAGTATCCCATTTTAGTATCCTACTCCTGGTCCAGAGTTGGCAAGATTATAATCCTCATTATAAATTGGTTCTAATTCTTTAAAGGTTAAATCCATAATCATCGAAACTGGCGACTTTAAATTACCAGCATAGGTGGCATAAACGTTTTCTCCAGTATAATTAACCGACATATCCGTAAGAGCACATTGTTTAAACTTATGTAAAAACGGGTGCTCTGTAATTCCACTTTTATAACGTAATTCAAATACGTTTGGCGCTTTTAAAAAATATTTCTGATCTGTTAATCCTGCTTTTGGTGCCATATTTTGTTTTAGAGATCTTATTATTAGTTGAACCTGCTCTGCTTCTTTTTCACTTCTAGGAGTTAATTTGAAAGAAAATTTAAAAGATCTCAAAGTTACTCCATTAAAGAGAAGTTCCATGTTTGGATTTAAAATTTCTCCTTGTTGCCTGGCAAAAAGTTGATCAACTGTTATATTTCCGCCAAAAATTCCAACTGCCTGTGCTGCCAATGCTTTATTCATTGTTGATAACAGAGCTTTCCCCTCGGCAGTACTACTATCCAATAAACCAGCTAAACCACTAAATTTAGCTGCTAAATCTTGTGGTTTTAAATCGGTGTCAAAAACATCAACAATTTTATCTGCGGCAGCAGCGGCTATCCCATTTAAACTATCATCAGCATAAGTAACCGCATTACCATCTTGAATATTTGATGGCATTGGAAGAAATATTGTTCCTTGATCTTCTTTTAAGGAAGAATTGGACAAGTTTTTCTCATTTATTTTCCCTAATCCTGAAGTATCATTTACAGAAAGATCTGTACTATCTTGACCCCTATAGCTTCCTATTGTTCTACTAGCACTTCCAGAAACTAAATTACCAGTTCTTTCCTTTACAGACTGATAAGAAACAATATCTATCTGAAGATAGTCTGTTTTGTCTGTTAATGCTTCGTATGGATATCTTAATATTTGTCGTGCCATTTTTGGCTACTTTTTTAACTATTTAGACGGACTTTCTGAAATGGAAGTTCTCTAGCATCGGCAAGTTCTTCTGGATAGATTTCATATAACGGACCAGAAACTTCGCTCCAGGTATATTGCCGTACTTGACCCCAGTGATAATTAAGACCACGAAATCCCCACTGGAACACATCAGTCACGGCAACGAGTGGATGTTGATCATAAGTTATATTTGAAGTTTTTGGATTATACACAAAGGTATAATATTTTCCACTATCGGGAACTTTACCACTCTGAGATAAAACGCTTTTGAGTTCTGCCATAATCTCATCGGGACTTTCCTTTCCATTGAGATTATCCATTACAGAACGAATACGATTACTTTCATTCTCTGTTGGATATTTTTCTTTTCTCTGTTTAAGAGTTTTTCTCGGCATTACTTAATACCTAGTTCGTCTTCCGTGATGATTTTGAACTCCCATAATCTGTCTTTACAGAAT